CAATAGGAGTGCGTGTTGTGAGTAAAATAGAAAATGACAACTACACCCGCAAGGGTATGGGGCGACCAAAAGGCTCCAAGAACAAGACCACGTTGCAAGTAAAAGAGGCGATTAGTTTCGCTGCGGCGGGACTAGGTGGCGCTGAGAGGCTTGTAGAGTGGGCGAAGGAAGACCCGCAGAACGAGCGAGTGTTTTGGGCGCAGATTTACCCCAAGCTGCTTCCGCTGGAAATCTCTGGCAATAACGGTGGGCCAATCGAGGCTGTCATTAGATGGGCGTCCGAGAAGTAGTCATCCCCTACAGTCCTAGAGCGCAGCAGATGGAAATCCACTCTGCGCTGGATGACCATCGGTTCGCGGTTGTAGTGGCTCATCGGCGTTTAGGCAAAACTGTCAGTGCCATCAACCAGCTAATCAAGTCAGCGGTGATGTGCCAGTTGGAACGACCGAGATATGCCTACATCGCACCAACCTACAGCCAAGCCAAGCGAGTCGCCTGGGACTACCTCACCCACTTTGCCGCACCGCTCGGTGGAACAGCCAACATCTCAGAGCTTCGTGTTGACTTCTGGGACCGCAGGATCGGGCTATACGGATCGGACAACCCCGATTCACTTCGCGGAAGTTACTTCGATGGAGTGGTTCTCGATGAGGTGGGGGATCAAAACCCGAAGATCTGGAACGAAGTGATACGCCCTGCCCTAGCTGACCGAAAAGGCTGGGCACTGTTTATCGGGACGCCAAAGGGCCAAAACCACTTTTTCGACCTGCGGAACCGCGCTATCGGTGAGCCTGGGTGGAAACTCCTAGAGTTCAAGGCTAGCCAAACCAAGATCATTGCCCAGGCTGAACTGGACGACGCCCTGCGGGAAATGGGTCAAGATAAGTACGACCAAGAGTTCGAGTGCTCTTTCCATGCTGCCATCGAAGGTGCGTACTACGGACACCAACTCAACCAGATGGAAGGGGAGGGGAGGTTCTGCGAGATCAAGCGGGATGACCTCTGCAAAACCGTCTGTGCGTGGGATTTGGGTATCGGTGACTCTACGTCTATCTGGGTGGCGCAGGTTCACGGGCAGGAAGTAAGGCTTCTGGATTACATCGAGAACCACGGTGTAGGTCTTGACTGGTACGTCCGAGAGCTACGAAACCGGGACTGGCATAAGGCAGAGAACATCGTCCCGCATGACGTACAGGTAAGGGAGCTAGGCTCCGGCAAGTCCCGTCTCGAAGTCTTGCAAGCTGCTGGTTTGGAGTGCCGGATTGCTCCGCGTCTGTCTGTCGATGACGGTATTCAGGCTGTCCGTAGGCTACTGCCGCGCTGCTGGTTCAATGTTCCAGCGGTAAGCGAAGGGTTGAACTGTCTGCGGAACTATCGACGGACGTTCGACGAAAAGCAAAAGGTTTTCTACGACCGACCGTTGCACGACTGGTCATCTCACGGAAGCGATGCTTTCCGATACCTTGCAATCGGACTGAACGAAACACAGTCCAGTTGGGGCAAGCCGATCAACGTACAAACTCGCTGGATTGTCTAATGCTAATGCCGCAAGGTAATATCGTGCCTAAGCACGCTTTCGATGCTCTAGTCAAGGAAGTTGCCGATCTGCGTAAACAGATCGAAGAACTCAAGGCTAAACAAGAGCAGAAACGACCGTATACGCGAAAAGAGGTCGAAAATGGATATCGGTAGGCTACAAGGCATCCTGCAAGCAGAGATTGACGATGCTATCGGGATGCTCGACTCTGAAACGACAGAGGAACGTGGGCAGTCAATCGACTACTACCTCCGCAAACCGTACGGCAACGAGGTAGAGGGCCGCTCTCAGATCGTTACCGGCGAGGTTGCCGAGGTTGTCGATGGTGCGCTACCGCAACTCATCCGTGTATTTACTGCAAGCGATGACCTCGGCAGGTTTGAGCCTGTAGGCCCAGGCGACGAGGAAGGCGCGAAACAGGCGACCGACTATGCAAACTGGGTGTTCTACAAGGACAACCGAGGTTTTGCGCTGCTTCACGACTGGTTCAAGGACGCTCTGCTGGAGAAAACCGGCACACTGAAAGCGTACTGGGAGCAGAAGATTGACGTTAACGAGGAGGCATATCGGGGTCTGACTGACAACGAGCTTCTCCTGTTGATGTCAGACGGTACTCGGCAGATCGTTGCACAGGAGACGATGACCGAGGAAGTCGCTTCTCCGATGGGAGCCATGCAGCAGACGACGCACAATGTTGTCGTGCAGAAGCGCATCACATCTGGCCGGATTCAGATTGACGTAGTGCCTCCCGAGGAACTGATTGTCAGCAAGAAGGCGACCTGCGTAGAGGATGCGCCCTTTATTGCCCACAGGAGGCTCGCCACGCGATCAGAACTGATTGCGATGGGGTTTGACCCTGACCAGATCAACTCGCTGCCAGCGTACAACTCTCTGGACTTTACAGAGGAGCGACTTGCACGATACTCGCCTGGAGAGGAACCGTTTGAGCAGGAGAGCCTTGACCAGACGATGCAACAGGCCGAGGTGTACGAGTGTTATATCTACGTTGACTTTGACGGGGACGGGATCGCTGAACTCCGGCAGATTTACTACTCCGGCCAGCAGATTTTGACCTGGGCAAACGGGACTGAAGCCAACATCAAAACGGATTACATCCCCTTCCATGTAATCTGCCCGATGCCTGTCCCGCACAAGTTCTTCGGTCAGTCGCTCGCTGATCGGGTGATGGACATCCAGCTTATCAAGTCCACGATTACCCGCCAGATTCTCGACAACATCTACCTCATCAACAACGCCCGCAGCGCTGTCGTAGAGGGGCAAGTCAACCTGGACGACCTGTTGAACGTCACTCCGGGTGGAGTTGTACGGACGAAAGCTCCGGGGATGGTGCAGCCGATCACTGTGCCGGATGTCACTGGCAGCGCATATCCGCTGCTGGGATACTTTGACAACATCCAATCTAAACGGTCTGGCGTGTCGGATGTCCAGCAAGGGCTAGACCCGAACATCTTGCAAAACGTGACCGCTGCGGCTGTTGCTGCTACGACTCAGGCCGCACAGGGGAAGCTGGAGCTAGTCGCACGAATCTTTGCGGAGACGGGCGTTAAGAGCCTGTTTAAGGGCATTCTGCACCTACTCTGCAAGTATCAGGACAAGCCTCGCCTGATTCGGATGCGCGGCAAATATATCGAAATGGACCCGCGAGAGTGGTCGAACCAGTATGACGTGTCGATCTCTGTCGGACTTGGGACCGGATCGAAGCAAGAGCAGATGGCAATGCTCCAAATGGTATTGGCAAAACAGGAAGCCATTCTGCAAGCCTACGGGCCTGCTAATCCGCTCGTGTCGGTCGGACAGTATCGGGCGACTCTTGGGCGGTTTATCGAGGCGGCAGGGTTCAAAGACTCAGCTGAGTTCTTCAAAGAGATTCCGCCTGAAGTCGATCAAGCCCTATCAAATCCGCCTCCGCAGCAGCAGCAACCGGGTCCGATGGATGCCATGCTTGCCCAGGCTCAAGCCCAGATTGAGATCGACCGGCAGAAGGCTCTGGCTGACATTGAAACAAAGCGCATCAAGGCGCAGGCTGATATTCAACTCGCACGAGAGAAAGCCGCTGCTGAACTTATGCTAAAGCGGGAGGAGTTTCAGGTTGAGGCTCAGTTGAAAGCAGCAAAAGTCGGTGCTGGCATTTCCGCGAATGTGGAGATTCCAGGTTGAACCCTGAACGCGCTGCGAATCTAATGCGGGACGAGGAGTTTGTCGCTGAGTTAACTAAACTCCACGACCTGCAAATCCAGACGATTGTTAACTCGCTAGAGCACGATGTTGACGTTAGAGAAAATGCGTATAGAATGATTAAGGCGCTTTCAGTTATTCGCTCGCATTTCCAGAGTATCGCTGATACGAAAGAGATCGAGCGCAAACGCTGGAAGATTTTGTAACTTGTAACGGGTGAATATGGACACGACTCCTAACGGAAGTGGACCGCTGAGTGTTGACGGTGCAGCCAACGCGATTCTTGGGCTAATGGGACCAGAGGAAGGTGAAGAACCGACTCCCGAGGTTTCACAGGAGCAAGAGCCGCAGGTTGAGCAGGAGACGCAGGAAGTTGAGGAAACACCGCGCTACCGGGTGAAAGCCGCAGGTGAGGAACGCGAAGTTTCCTTGGATGACTTGATTAAGTCTTACCAGCTTGGCACTGATTACACGCAGAAAACCCAGGCGCTTGCCGAGCAGCGAAAGGCTATCGAGGCCGAAAAGGCTGCGGTAGAGCAAGCAAAGTCCCTCCGCGATCAGTATGCACAACGACTAGAACTTATCGAAAAGGTCTTGTCGGAGCAGAACAAGACGGAGGATATTGAACACCTGAAAGATACTGACCCTATTGGTTATGCCGTAAAGGTTGCCGAACTTTCTCAACGGGAGAAGCAACTAACTGCCGTTCAAGCCGAACGCTCTCGCCTTGCTCAACAGCAACAAGCAGAGCATCAGCAGCGACTGCAAGAGGTGCTTGCTCAAGAAGCTGAGAAGGTTGCCCAGGCAATTCCTGAGTGGAATACCGAAAAGGGAGAGGATGTCCGTAAAGACATTCGCACTTACGCGAAAGGTCTTGGATTCTCGGATCAGGAACTTTCACAAGTCTATGACAGCCGAGCAGTGCTAACGCTCTGGAAGGCCGCGCAGTACGACAAGTTAATCTCCAACAAGCCAGAGGTCACCAAAAAGGTGTCTGAGGCTCCGAAGATGATGAAGCCCGGAACTGCGAAGGTATCGAATCCAGAATCGGATGCGCTGAAAGCTGAACGAAACCGCTTGCGTAAATCTGGCAAGGCTAGGGACGCAGCGACCATCTTTGAACGATTCTTGGCATAGGAGTAAATCATGCCCACCTTTACCGCACATACGGCCATTGGCCAAAGGGAAGATTTGACGGATTAAAACTAGTCAATTAGACTAGGCCAGTCCCCTTGATGTTTTGGAGAGTGGCTTGGGAAAGTTGACAGCAACAAAGCAAGAGTTGCAAGCGTTAGTAGGTGTTAAATCATGCGAGCAGATTGGAAAAATGTTTGGATGCAGTGCGGAGTTGGTGAGGCGAAAACTTCACTCGCTCGGTATCGCTGTAACCAGACGTCGTTTCGATCCACCCGCTGAAGAGCTAAGACAGATGTATCAAGCCATGTCCATGTCGAAGATTGCGGAGCATTATGGGGTTGGTGAAACCGTAGTGTTCAAGCGATTGAAAGAACATGGGATCAAGGTTGATACGATAGGCAATCACAGGCTCAAAACTGGGCGAAAGTTTAGTCTTGAGCATCGTAAAAACCTAAGTCTTGCTCACACCGGGAAATGGGTTGGTGACAAAAACCCGCATTGGAAAGGTGGTGTTCATGTCAAGAATTTGGCTGAACGCGCAAGCGGTGCATACAAACAATGGCGTGTTGCTGCGCTGGAGTTAAAAGGCAGTGCTTGTGAACAATGCGGAGTTAAGCAGGGTTCGATGTGTCAGTGTTGTGGGACTTCTGTCCGGTTGCACGTGCATCACATCAAATCATTTGCTAGCCATCCTGAGTTGAGATATGACGCAACGAATGCCGAAGTGCTGTGTCCCAAGTGTCATTTTTCTAGGCATCATTGAAAATCGGGTGAATTGCTGGAAACCCCTTAGAGCCTTGAGTACCGAAGCGTAACAATCTCAAGGATTGGGCAATCAGCAGCCAAGCCGCATATGTAAGCCAATAGGCCCAGGGATGCGGAAGGTTCAACGACTAGGCAGTGACGAAAGGATAATCTGCCCACGAGCGCCCGACGCGAAAGCGATGATATAGTCTGGACTATCGTGAAAGCGATAGAAGCAAGGATAAAGAGCCTTGCGATAACAAATCGGTTATTTACGACATCAGCCCGACCGAAACCCCGATCATGAGCACTCTGGCTCGCACCAAAGCGACCGCTGTGTTCCACGAGTGGCAATCGGATTCCCTGGCTGCTGCAACGTCGGCTAACGCTGCCGTTGAAGGCGCAGACGCTGTAAGCGCAACTCTTAGCCCAACGACTCGTCTCGGCAATTATTCGCAGATCGTTCAAAAGACGATCCAGATCTCGAATACGCTTGAGGCGGTGAATAAGGCGGGTCGGCGCAGTGAGAAGGCTTACGCCCTCTCGAAAGCCGCTGCTGAGTTGAAGCGGGACATGGAAACCATCATCACTGCCAACCAAGGCCGCGATGCTGGCTCGTCGTCTACCGCTCGCAAACTCGGCGCGATTCTGTCGTGGATCAAGACCAACACATCCAAGGGTACGTCTGGCACTGACCCGACGACCATCGGCGTATCGACCCGTTCTGACGGTGCTACCCGCACGTTTACCGAGCAGCTTCTGAAAGATGTTATCGCTGACGTTTTCGACAGTGGTGGCAATCCGACGATGCTTACCGTTGGTTCTGGTCTGAAGCAGAAAGTCAGTTCGTTTGCCGGTATCGCTGCCCAGCGGTATATGGCTCCTGGCGACCAGCCGACGACCATCGTGGGGGCTGCGGATGTCTATATGAGCGATTTTGGTTCAATTTCAATCGTTCCTAATAGATTCCAGCGCACCCGTGACGCACTGTTGCTTGATCCTGAATACGCAGCCCTTGCGTATTTGCGCCCGTTTGCGACGACCGATCTTGCCAAGACCGGCGACAGCGAGAAAACGCAAATTATTTGCGAATTCACGCTGGAGATGCGGAACGAAGCCGCTCATGGCGGTGTGTTCGATCTTGACCCAGCGCTGTAACTCTTAACGGAGTGGACGCCCCTGCTTTCGAGTGGGGGCGTTTTTATATGCCAAGACTATTCTCTGTAAACGATAACTCAATCACCGTTGCTCATGACACGGATGATGGAGTGATTTTGGAAACCCGTCAGGATGTTTCCCAAATCATCGAAGCCAACAAAAAACAGTTCAACGAGACAGCCAACAAGTTTGACGACGTAATCACGCACGTTGCTCGTTTGCCTCTGACTGTTGTTGACGACTTGAACCGCAAGCGAGTGATGCAAGGGTTCAAGGTCATCGACCAGAAGGCGTTTAAAGCCTTCCTGAACCATCCTGACAACCGATTCTTTAGAACTCATCCGGGGCACATTTGAAAGTCGCTATCTGCGTACCGTGTCGTGATGAAGTAATGGCAGGGTTCTGTTTTGACCTAGCCAGATTGTGTGCATACGAAGCCAAGCGTGGTGTTAACGACATCCAGTTGTTGCAGATGCCTGGGACGCTGATCTTTACCCAGCGCGAGAAACTCGCTGCGGAGGCTCTGGAGTGGGGTGCAGATCAACTGCTGTGGATTGATTCTGACCAGCGATTCCCTGCCAACACGCTAGAGATTCTGCAATCGCGGCAAGTTACGATGGTTGGGGTGAATGCCACGACTAGACGAGAGCCGATCCTACCGACTGCGCTGAATCTAAAGATCGAGCGTGAGATGCTGAACGGCAAACCGACTGGTGAGCCTTATCAGGTTTGGCACAAGGTCGAGAGCCGGGGGAAGAAGGGAATTGAACAGGTGACAGCGGTAGGGTTTGCGTGTACCCTTGTCAATAAGGAAGTGTTTGAAAAGGTTCCCCGTCCGTGGTTTGATGTCATCTGGACAGATCATGGGAACGTCATCGGAGAGGATGTAACATTCTGCGTCCGGTGCATGGAAAACGATATACCTGTCTGGGTGGATCACGAGTTGTCGATGCACATCGGACACATAGGGGTCAAAACCTTCGGTTGGGATGACGTAAAGCATGGCCCTAACGACCTACAGCGATCTGCAAACAGCAGTCGCAAACTATCTCGCAAGAAGCGATCTAAGTAGCCAGATCCCGGATTTCATCCGTCTGGCTGAGATTCGCTTGCGGAGAGAACTTCGCATTCGGCAGATGCTGCGATCTGTCACCACCTCCACGACTGGCGGCGATGACACGGTGCAGCTACCGTCTGACTTCCTGCAAATCCGTGATTTGTACACGGATGGTGAGCCGGTCTACCCGCTCAACTACATGACGCCGAGCCTCTTTACTCGCAACTCCCGCAGCTACGAGTCAGGCAGGCCGGTGGACTATACGATCCTAGCGGATGAGTTCAAGTTCGCTCCGACGCCTGATACCGCGTACACGTTGGTGATGCTGTACTACTCCGCTCCTGCGTTCCTGTCTGACACGAACACCACGAACGTCTGGACGGTAAATGCGATGGACTGTCTCCTGTATGCAAGCCTGGGAGAAGCTGAGCCGTATCTTATGAACGACGCTCGATTGCAAGTCTGGGGTGCGCTGTACAACCGTGGCATTGCTGCGCTATCGGAGTCGGATGACAAAGCAGAGTTCTCTGCTAGCCCGTTGGTGATGAGAGTGGCGGCACGATAATGGCACTCGTACTGAAAGACCGGGTAAAAGAGACGACGAGCACGCAGGGGCCGGGCATTATCACGTTGCTTGGTGCTGTCCAGGGCTATCAGGCGTTCTCGTCTATCGGCAACGGCAACACTACCTATTACTGCATCCAGGGCACAAGTGACTGGGAAGTTGGTATCGGTACGGTTGGCGCTGGCACGTTGACCCGAGACACGGTGCTTGCAAGCAGCAACAACGGTAGTCTTGTTGGGTTCGGGTCTGGGGTAAAAGATGTGTTCTGCACTTACCCTGCAAGCAAATCTGTAAACACTGACACGTTGCCGGTAAATGGTGCGTATAACACTGCTTCACCTAACGATACCGTCAATGTCGCAAGCCTGACCTCTGCTGTTACGACCGCTAGCGGTGATATTGCTATCGTACCCAAAAGCGATGGCGCAATCTTGGCAAGCGTCCCAGATGGCACTGTGACCGGCGGCAATAAGCGTGGGCCGAAAGCGGTTGATTTACAAACGATTAGAGATGTTGCTAATGAAGTAGCGAGTGGCGACATATCTGTAGTTGTTGGCGGGCAAGGCAATAGAGCGTCTGGCGCTTATTCGTTTATTGGCGGTGGGTTTGGAAATATCGCATCGACTACCACAACAACGGTAGTTGCTGGCAATCAAAATGTTGCCTCTAACACAAGCGCGTTTGTTGGGGGTGGTGATTTTAACGAAGCGCAAGCATCGAGAGCATTTGTTGGCGGTGGATACTTCAATTGGGCCAACGGAAGTTATTCAGCCAATGTTGGTGGCTATCTCAACACGGCATCTGGCGCGTATTCATTCATTGGCGGCGGCCTCTCCCATGCCGCAAACTCTGCGTATTCAACTATTTCCGGTGGCGCATACGGATCGACAAGGGGTGTAATTGGTTATCAAGCATTTCCTGCTTGTAACGCGCCGATTGCATCTGTGCAAGGGGTATCTCAGGGTGGTCTGTTGATCCTTGGAAGGACAACGACCAGCGCAACGTCTACTGTTCTGCGGTCTAATACGTCATCTGCTAGCGCGACCAACCAGATTATCCTTCCGAACAACTCTGCGGTTTACTTTCGTGGCTCTGTCATTGCGAATGTTACTGGAGGTGGTGACACAAAGTCATGGACGTTTGACGGGCAGATTAAGCGTGGTGCTAACGCTGCCTCTACGACGCTGACAGGATCAACGGTGAGTAGCCCGTATGCTGATGCTGGAGCGTCTACCTGGACGGTGGCGCTATCGGCTGACACTACAAACGGTGGGTTGGCTGTAACGGTGACGGGTCAGGCCAGCACTACGATTCGCTGGGTCTGCAAGATTGAGACGACGGAAGTGACGTTCTGATGTTTGGCATCTCGTCTTTCTCAGAGGCTCCGTTTAGCGGGATAGTTGATACGCGAGACGCTGGCTGGCAGGAGATCAGGAACAATGTCGATACTTGGGTTCAAAGCGTTATCGCTCAGTCTCCGGTGTACTCGTTGAGCCTGAACTTTGTGACTGGATCGTATGAGGTTGTTGACACTCTTTTCGAGTATGATTCATTATGGAAGTCAGCATCGGCTGGCGCTAACACTTGGGTTGTGAGGTAAAAATGCCTGCTCCGTACTCTATGACTCCTGACAGTTGCGCTCAGAATGCGTTCGCTGTCACTGCGTCTGACTCAACCGACCTTCCTGCTCCCGCTCGTGCGCTGTACGTCGGCGGGTCTGGCAACGTCAAGATAAACGACTCTGGCAACGGTGCTGTGACCTTCTACGGGGTTGCTGCTGGCTCGATCTTGCCGGTGATGGCTCGCAGGGTCTACGCGACCGGGACGACTGCCACCAACATTGTTGCGCTGATCTGAAATGCTGATCGGCCTCAACATAAAGCTACCTCGCCCGAATGTAGTTGCGGGGGTAGGTGGTGGTGCTGGTGGTGGTTCGCTGCTTGCGGCTGATCCTAGTCTGTACTTAGACTTTACCGCTGGTCAGACTGGATCGTATGGTGACTCAGCCGATCAGACGTTGGATTTAAGTTTCACTGGTCAACAATACCAAGTAGCAGCAACGACTGCGCCTACTTATGGCCCAGGCTTATATCTGGTGCAGGGGTAATCATGGCACTCATTCAGAAAGCATTCTCCGACATCGTCACGTTCTCGCGGTCGAGTAACGCCACCAGGATCGGGCCGACGGGGCGGGTGGAGTATGCGCCGCATAATCTGCTGCTGAGGTCGCAGGAATTTGATAACGCCAGTTGGACTCAGGCAGCGAGCACGACCGTTACCGCAAATTCAATCGCTGCTCCAGATGGAACGATTACCGCTGATCTCATCGGAACAAATTTCGTCTATCAAGGTTCGTTGACCTACGCAGTTGCGACGTTAAGTGTGTTCGCAAAGGCAGGAACTTCGACGGATTCATTCATTTACATGGACAACTCCGGCGCAAAAATCTGCCGGTTCAATGCACAAACAGGCGTTATCACCGCCACACCGGCTGGATATACCTCCTCGATTACATCAGTTGGCAACGGTTGGTATCGAGTAACGATGACGGGGCAAATATCGGGCGCTTGTGGAGTCGGCCAAAACGGTTCAGGCAATGGTTACTTCTGGGGCGCTCAACTCTCCGTCGGCCCCTACCCTCTCGACTACACGCCCACCACCAGCGCCGCAGTCTACGGCCCGCGGTTTGACTACGACCCGGTGACGCTGGCGGCTAGGGGGTTGTTGGTGGAGGAGCAGAGGACGAATCTGATCACTTACAGTGAGCAATTCGACAACGCGGCTTGGACAAAAGAAGATTTAACAGTTACGGCAAATGCTGCAACTGCTCCTGATGGCACTGTCACTGCTGATTTAATATTGCCCAATACTTCATCAGCAGATCACTCAATATTTGAATACAAAGGTGGCAGCAGTTCGCAGACGTTTTCTGTTTATGCAAAAGCTGGCGGATACAACTATATATTTGTCGGTTATAACAATAATTCTGCTTCTGAGGGTGTGTTTTTTGATCTTTCTGCTGGAACAGTTAGTCAAAACACATCGGGGCTTGTGGCTAGCATATCGAATGCAGGAAACGGTTGGTATCGCTGTTCGGTAACAAAAGCATCAGGCTTTGAATATGCAATGCTTTGCACTTCAGCAAACGGGACTAGCTTGATTCACGCCGGAAACGGATCGTCTGGTTTGTATCTCTGGGGCGCCCAACTCGAAGCCGGCTCCTTCGCCACCAGCTACATCCCCACTGTCGCCGCCACCGTCACCCGCAGCGCGGATGTTGCGAGTGTGAATACGTTGTCGCCTTGGTGGAATGCCAGCGCCGGGACTTTCTTTATAGAAAATACGTTTGGCAACTATGGCAACCAGCCAATTGCTTTGTCTGATCAAGCTGCAGTGGGTAATGCTTGGATATATGGAGGTTCAGGAGTTATCCAAGCGTATATTGTTGGGCCAAATATCAACCTAAGCAGCGGAGTAAGCGTCTCTGCCAATATATATGCAAAATCAGCTTTTGCATTTGGGGCCGATGGAAAGGCTATATCTGTAAACGGCTCGACGCCGGTTGTTAGTGCGAACACTACGGCCCCAACAGCATCAACTCAGTTGTCGCTTGGGAACTGGCCGGGTGGCTCGTATTACATTAACGGGCATATCAAACGAGTTGCGTACTACCCGAGAAAACTCAGTTCAGCCGAACTCTCCGCATTAACGGCCTGATGGAGGACACCATGCTTGACGATCTCCCACTGACCCCTCCCGTGCCGCTCTGGACGGATCTCTATCTCAAGTTCTCATCCGAGCAGGCTGCATACGAGCAACTGCTCGCAGCGGGTCTGCTCATCGAGACGCAGGCAATGCTGGCCGAGGATGAGACTGTCATCGTCCCCGCTGGCTACGCTGCCGCTCCTGGCGCGTCTGTCGACTACATCGGCGTGATCTATAAGCCGACCGGCAACACGATCACCACCGACATGGGCGAGCAGCCCGAGATGGAGCCGCTGCCGGGTTGGCACGTCAACGTGCGCCTGAGTGCCGATAGGACGTGTCCAGAGGCTCTACAAGGCTCGATCGTATCGCCATCGACTCCGAGTAGGGTCTGGGCGTGAGAGTAACTTTCGGACAGTGGACGCCGGATCGACCCGGTATTGCTGACTCTCTTACGGAGGCAGAGAACTGTCTCCCGTTGGGTGTTGGCTATGGTCCAATGCCATCCGCTGCCGACTTCTCCAACTCTGCAAGCGAAAACCTGCTGACTTGTTCTGTAGCCCGGTGGAACACCGATACCCTGTTGATCGCCGCTGGCGCTAACAAGCTATTCCGCTATTGGCCCAGCAAGGTAGCAACAATTACCGGAGCAACGAACGCTAACCCTTGCGTGATTACCGCTACGGGTCACGGGTTCCGTACAGGGATCACAGTATCAATTGCCGATGTCGGTGGGATGACGCAGCTAAACGGCAACTCTTACGTCATAACAGTGATCGATGCTAACTCGTTCAGTCTTGACGGGGTGAACTCAACAGCGTTCGGCACTTACACTTCTGGCGGAACGGCGACAACGCTGCGATACCTCCAAGACGTATCGCGCACGGCATCTGCGTACACGACGACAACACAGTGGACGTTCACGCAGTTCGGTCAGACGTTGATCGCTGCTAACGGTCTGGACAAACTCCAGGCATGGACGGTTGGATCGTCGGCCAACTTTGCCGATCTGAACGCATCTGCTCCTACTGCTCAGTTTGTGACCACTGTTCGTGACTTTGTAGTCACTGGCAAGCAGGCCAGTTATCCCAACCGGGTGCAGTGGTCTGACATTAACGACGCTACAGACTGGACTTCTGGTTCTGGGAGTCAAGCTGATTCGCAGGATATTCCTGACGGTGGTGAAGTTAGAGGGTTGACTGGCGGAGAGTTTGGGCTTGTGCTCATGGAGCGTTCTATTGTGCGGATGACGTACATCGGCGCTCCACTTTATTTCCAGTTCGATACGCTCACTCGTTCGCTAGGTTGCTACGAGTCCCGTTCTGTCGTGCAGTACGGGTCGATGACGTTCTTCCTGTCAGACGATGGGTTCTTCGTCTGCGATGGTCAGACGGTTAAACCAATCGGCGCTGAACGGGTAGACCGTTGGTTCTACTCTGTGCTCGATCCTGGCAAGCTAACCGAGATGTCTGCTGCTGTTGACCCGATCAACAAGACGGTGACATGGTGCTTTACCGACATCTTTCAGATAAAGCAACTGTTGGTCTACAACTGGCAGGTAGATAAGTGGACGCATGGCGAGACAACTGCTGACTATGTAAGCACTGTCGCTACAAGTAGCACTGACCTGGAGAGTCTAGCCGCGCTGTATCCGAACATCGATACGGTCCCTGCAAGTCTGGACTCTAGGATTTGGTCTGGCGGCAAACTGATTCAGGGTGGCGTCGATGGGGATAAAATCATTTCGTTCGGCGGTGACGACCTTACTGCTACGCTTCAGACTGGCGATATTGAGGCGCAGGGTCTCGAATCTATCATCACGCTTGCGAGGCCGCTGATTGACAACGGGTCAGCTACTGTTGCGGTAGCGTCTCGAAAGAGGTTGGACGGGAACATCAGCTATGCGAGTCCTGTTGCTGCTGATTCTGATAATCGCGTGTCTCTACGTTCTCGCGGTAAGTTTCATCGTCTATCTGTTGTACCAACTGGCAACTGGGTCAGCGCTGTAGGTGTTGACGTTGATCTGATTCAGACCGGGGGCCGATGATGTTTCTGCGTCTGCCCCAGGCCGGTGGACAGCCGAGGCAAGTCGCTGAAGTTGTCAACCGGGTTCTCGACGGTAAGATTAACTCTGTCGGCACCATTACGCTTGCGACGGGGAACGCTACTACTACTACGCTTCTGGACGCTAGGATCAGCGAAGAATCGATGATTCTGTTCGTCCCGTACAGCGCTGCTGCGATTGCCGATGCAGTGCCTTACGGAGCGTTCCAAGACACTACAGATCAATCCGCTGCTAGTACAACCGCAGCGTATGCGATCACGTTCAATACGACGGATTACGCGGTTGGTGTGGCGATTGTCAGCAACTCGCAGATCACCGTTCGGTCTGCTGGTGTTTATAACATTCAGTTTTCGTTTCAGTTCGCCAATGCCAATGTTGCTATTCAGGACGTAGACGTATGGTTCCGCAAGAACGGGACCGATGTAGCGGGGTCGAATAGTAAGTTCTCAGTCCCTAACAGTCATGGCGGGACGGATGGACATCTGATTGCTGCGCTCAACTTCTACATTGAACTAGCAGCGGGTGACTACGTTCAGATTATGTGGGCGACCAGTTCTACAGATGTGACGTTGGAGCAGTTGCCAGCGCAAACAAGTCCGACGCGACCGACGACTCCAAGCGCGATTGTCACGATCAACAAGGTAGATGAATCGTCATCGTCTGACATCTACGCATCGAACCAGACTCAAGGTCAGTGTACGGTCAACCATTTTGCAAACTCAACCGCAGACAAGACGTATCGGTATGTCGTTCTTGGATAGGGTGTTTATCGAGCCGCAGAAGTTGCGCGAAATCTGGGGATGGGTCAGACCTGGACTGTTGGAAGTACAAGAACACTCAGATGGCAACTGGATACCTGAGGATGTGTACACCGACTGTTTTAATGGCTGGTCTATGCTGTGGGTAGTGACAGATCAGGGTAAGCCTGTTGGGTTTGGAGTGATGCAACCGTTGGGTGACTGCCTTCATGTTTGGTGCGGTTGGGGGCAGATGCTGATGGATGAAGGCTTTAGGCACATCCGCGAGATTGCGAAAGCGGGTGGAGCGCGTAGAATTTCATTTGACTCAAATCGTCCCGGTTGGGAGCGTGTAGCGAGAAAACACGGATTCCGACCAAAGCAGTGGATAGCAGAGGTGTAATATGGCTGGCGGTGGATCGCAACAAGTTTCACAACAGCGGATTGATCCGACTGTTCAACCGTTTGTAGAGTTTGGGCTACAACAGGCAAAAAACCTGTACGGCACTGGTGCTGGACCGCAGTATTACCAAGGTCAAACCTACGTTTCACCTAGCCAGTTTACGACTCAAGCCTTAGAAGCTGCTGGTCAACGAGCAATGGCAGGTTCTCCGCTCCAGCAAACCGCGCTACAACAGCAACTCGGGACGGTATCCGGTGCGTATCTCGGACCGAATCCGTTTCTGCAAGGCGCTATTGCTGCTGCGTCCCGCCCGTTAGAGCAACAGTTCCAGCAACGTCTAGGACAAATCCAGTCACAAGCGTCTGCTGCTGGCCGCTACGGATCGGGTGCACAGGCTCAGTTGGAAAGCGGTGCGACAGAAGCATTTGCTCGCGGGCTGGGTGATATATCACAGCAGATGGCATATCAGAACTACGCACAGGAACGTGCTAGACAAGAAGCCGCGGCCGCTGCCGCTCCGGGTTTGGCTCAGTCCGAGTACGCCGACCTTCAGCGTTTGTTGCAAGCAGGACAGGCCCAAGAGGCTTATCAAGAGCAGGCGCTTGCAGCAGACATTGCGCGGTTCAACTTTGGCCAGCAAGCCCCGTACAGCGCTCTACAGAGCTTCCTGGGGTCGGTATACGGTGCGCCGATGGGGACGATCACTACTGCCCCAACGTATCGCTCGCCTATCGCTGGGGCGCTTGGCGGTGGTCTAGCCGGGTATACCCTGGGCGGCATGGCTGGCGGTCAATACGCCGTTCCTGGCGCTGTTGCTGGGGGTCTGTTGGGCGCAAGCGGGAGGTAATCATGGCTGATCCGGCAACGATGATGATGGCTGGTGCTGCGCTGGGTGCGGCAACCAATCGAGACGACCCGTTGAAAGGCGCGATGATGGGCGCAGCGCTGGGTGGTGTTGGCGGTGGTATCGCATCCGGTGCGATGGGTGGCGCTGGTGCGGCAGAGGCTGCTGGGCTTATGGGTGCAGAGGCTCTTGCAGTTCCTGCTACTGGGTCTGCTGCTCCGATCTTTGTGACTCCGGCAACGATGGCTGAGTTCTTGCCGATGGCGCAATCTGCTGCACCTGTCGCGCAAGCCTTTCCTGTTGGCGGTGAAGCGTTTGCATCTCCTACGTTTGACTTTGACGCTATCGCTCGTGCAAGCCTTGGAAGCGATCTCCCAGGCGCGTCTGCGGTGGCTGGCGCATCTCCGATGGCTGCGCGAATCAACCCGATGCAAGCGCTTTCTGCAATGAATATGCTGGGTGGTCAGCAACAGCCGCAGCCAATGGCGGGTGGTGGAGTAAAGCGTGGTGATCCTCGGCTAGTGCAGCAAGACGCAATCATGTCGCTGCTGGCTCCTAAACGTGTTGAGAAACGACGAATTAGCCTGTTGTGAGGGCAAACATGGACCTGTCTAATTTCTTCCCTGCTGCGCCTTCCTACCTTCCGGGTCTACTGGGAGAGGAACAGGC